ATGGATTTTGGGATTGCAGGTGTGGCGGCGATCACGGTGATCTGCTATTTAGGCGGAATGGCGTGTAAGACGACGGAAAAAGTAAAGGATGAGGTGATACCGGTAGTCTGTGGCGTAACCGGCGGAATTCTGGGGGTTGCAGGCATGTATCTGATACCGGAGTTTCCGGCTGGTGATGTGATCAACGCAGCAGCTATTGGTATCGTTTCCGGGCTTGCTTCAACGGGAGTACACCAGGTGATCAAGCAGGTGGGGAAAAAATAAGGGAGGTACCGTGTATATGAGAGATATTGCATTGTGCCACCCGCGGATGCAGAAGATAGCAGCTCAGTGGATCACCGCCTGCAAGGCAGAAGGAATTAATGTTGCTATTTCTGAAACACTGCGTACTGCAGCAGAACAGGATGCTCTCTATGCCAAAGGCCGTACAAAACCGGGAAATATCGTAACCAATGCAAAAGGCAGTTCCTACCGGTCACAGCACCAGTGGGGGATTGCCTTTGATTTTTATCTGAAAATGGATGTGGATGGAGATGGGAAGATAGCAGATGACGCTTATAATGACAGCAAAGGTCATTTCAGGAAGGCTGCTGAAATTGGCAAGAAACTTGGTCTTGCCTGGGGCGGAGACTGGTCCAGCATTGTAGATAAGCCCCATTTGTATCTGCCTGACTGGGGAAGTACGCCCACTCCATTAATCAAACAGTACAAAACACCGGAAAAGTTTATGAAAACATGGATAATGGAACCAGTGAAAATGGGATGGCAGAAGGAGAATGGCGGCTGGAGATTTTATCTGAAAGATGGTTCGGAAAATTATGTTGTTAATGATTGGTATAAAGATGGCGATCTCTGGTACTGGTTTGATGGCAATGGAATAATGGTCCATAACGTGTGGTATCAGTATAAGGGACATTGGTATTATCTGGGAAGGGATGGCGCTATGGTGAAAGGACTGCAGACCATCAGCGGGAAATGGTATTATTTGGATGAAGACGGCCGGATGGCAACGGAACCGGTGGTGCTTACGCCGCAGAAGGATGGGGCGCTGCAGTATCCAAAGCTGACAGAATAGAACCATATGCAAGATGAAATGTAATACAAGTTAAATTGGAAAAAGAAAAAACCGCGTGTTTGCGCGGTTTTTTTAGTGGAGCTGAGGGGAATCGAACCCCGATATACAGCTAGTATTTACAAGGGTTTGCGGGCCGCGTGTGATATTTCGTGTGATACTTTTTAAAAATCAGAGTGCTTTTAACTGGTCAAAATGCTTGTTGATTTTTTTGTTCTGCTTGACTGCTTCCAGGTCAATGACATTCCGGTAAACAGTTTTCATAACATTGTCAGTAGCCCAACCGCCACGCTGCAATATGTACTGATCTGGTACACCAATGGCATGCATGATAGAAGCAGCATAGTGGCGCAGATCGTGAAAACGGAAGTGGGGAATATCTAGTTGCTTAAGCTTGCGCCCAAACTGCTGTGTGATCTGGTTTGGTGTAAGCTCTACAATGCGCCCTTTTTTCTTCCGGATCCGATCAATGACCCATGCAGGTAGTTCTATGGTCCGGTAGCTTCCTGGTGTCTTTGGTTGCTTTAATACCCATTCTTTATCCTCTGTTAATACCATGGAATACTCTACAGTAACCATATTGCCGCGGATGTGCTTTGCATCCAGAGCGGAGATCTCACCGCGGCGCAGAGGCCCGAAAGCAGCCAGGAGAACAGCGTTTTCCAGTTCCGTACCGGAGATTGCAGCAAGCAGCGTTTTTATGTCTTGGTCATTAGGGCAGTAAAGAGCAGGCTTTTTAGCAGCAGGCAATTTGACATGCAGCTGAGTGTCTGGTGCGAACATACCCATGACAGCGGACACGAAGCCGTAGGCATTTGATACGCTTTTAGGGCTTAATCTTGCGGCAAGGTCACTGATCCAGATCTGCATAGTGGCGCTGTCAATGTCAATAAGCTTTGTGCGCCCCAGATAGCCGCTTAAATGGTTACGGCATATATTTCTATACCCTATGACCGTAGAAGGGGACAGAGCGCCGTTCTTGACAGTTATGTAGCGTTCTGCTGCATCCTTTAGTGTCATGTTGTCCGGTGTGATCCGGTGCTTTACCTTGTCAGCCTTCCATTCAGCTGCAGCCATTTGAGCCAGCTTCTTAGTTGGTGCTGTAAAGCTCTTGTAGTGTTTCTTGCCTTCTTCGTCGGTATAGTCATATACCTGGATCCGGCAGCTTCCGGAAGGAAGAACGTTCTTTCTTTTTGTGGTTGTCTTTGTGGTTCCCATGTTTTACCCCTTTTCTATGCGGAAAGGACCGGCAAAACAGCGCTTAAAATGATCTATACGCAAGGCAGAGGCCTATTGTATATAAAGCAATGTCTTTGTGTGGTTCCCTTCCTGATCGGCCGGGCTGGGGACGTGGATGAAAGGAAAGGGAGAACACGTTTGACAAATAAAAGTATATGACCTATAATATACTTAACAGGAGAGCCGGAAGGGAGCCACTACCTCCCCGCCCCGGCGAAAAGAATTAAACTAAAAAAATAGCCGTCGACTTTTGCAGGGTCAGGACGGCTATTTTTTATGGGTATATGTAAGAATTGCCACAATTAACAGTGCTACGGATACAATTAACTGTAATTCCTCATATGTACTCATAAGGCACCACCTCCGAACAGGCTCAGAGCGGGTGCAGCGCGTCCCCCGGCTCCCCGGTTAAGTATATTATTGGCAATGTACAATAAAAACGGCTGTAAGGTCAGCCAGTGGACCAAGAGCATGAACGCTCTTATTTTTTTGTGTCTTGGTCTGGATTGGCGGACGCTGCTGCGTCTTGATCGGGAGCGGCCGGGGCCGTATTTTTAGTTATTTGCTGTGATTCATTTATTAATTTTTCAATGTTATAGCGAATATCTCTGTCACTACGTTCTATCATCTCATCGAAAGAAACTCGATTAGCAAGAAAACTAAATCCCTGGTGATCTGTGATAGTTAACCAAAGTCTATTTTTTTCTTCGATTTTATACCCATGTGTTTTTAATAATTCAATAATTAATGTAGCTCTTTTTTGATCCAGATTTTGAAGCTTTTCAAAATAAGCCTTAAGGCGTTGAGTTTCGTTATCATTATCGTCAAAAAAAATTGCTGGCGAAACCTTTAGCGCGATAGCTAGTTTTTCGCATTGTTCAAATTTAGGTTTCCGGGTTCCTTTTTCCCATTGATATATAGCGGCTTGGGAAAGTCCGGATAAGTCAGCTAATTTTTTTTGTGACAGCCCTTTTTCTGAGCGTATTTTTCTTAATTGTTCGGAAAAATTCATAGAGATTAAATACCTCTTTTATTAATGATAAGTAAAGAATAACAATAAAAACATAAAAAGTCAATTACAAAAGTAGTTGACAATAAACTACAAAAGTATTAAATTATAACTACAAAAGTAATTGAAAGGAGAAAAGCAAGATGAAGCTATCAAGAGAAAGTGTTGATCTTGCGAGGGCAAGCCGCTGTATGACGGTTACAGCTCTTGCGGATGCCTACGGAGTAAGCCGCGCACGTATGAACACGATTTTAAATCAAAGGGAAGTAACACCCTTATGTGCTGGACGGCTTGCAAAGGCTTTAGGCGTTGATGTAACCGAAATCATTGAACAGTAACCATTAATCTAGTAGCTTCCGGGCTGGGGGAGTGGATGAGAGAAAGAACAGGAGGTACAAAGTTATGAAGATGCCGGAATGGGCAGTAGCGTTTAAAGTGGACCTGTACGCCTTAAAAGAGTACAGATCATGGACGGATGAAGAGTTAGGGAAGCGCCTGGGCGTTACAGCGCGCACTGTTCGCAGCATGCGCCGGAACCCTTCCAGCGTGAACGGTGGCCTGGTGCTTAAGGTGCAGGCAATGCTAAAAGAAGCAAAGGAAAAGTATTAAAAATGGCCAGCCGTGAAGAGCTGTTAAGCAGCATAAGCCCGCAGATGCGACTTGATAAAGCTTTCTTTATGCGGGTGTATGGCTATGAAATAACCTGGCCGGGGTTTGCAGAGGTGGCGCTGCGGCGCCTGGAAGAACTTGGGTGCAGCAAGGCCAGGGAATACTACAGCGGTCTTGTGGCCGATTATGAAGCCCAAAGCGAAGCAGACATGAAAGAGGCTGCCAGGTGGTATGTGGGGCAGTTTCAAAAAGAAAAGGAGAGTGATGAACTACGGATCAGGAAAAGAATGTTGAAGATCTTACGCAACAGATCATAGCCGAGGCCAGGGCGCAGGCAGAGGCAGAGATCCGGGGAGAACTACCAACAAGGGATTATCCAAGGCGTAAGAATCGGCAGCAATCACCAGATATACAAAATAAAGATATGTCTCCTATTGAGATTGTAAGCATGGAAGAAGTAGAAGAAAAAGAACCGGAATGGCTTATTCCGGAGTATATGCCGAAAAATCAAATTACTATCTTAGCGGGCGACGGCGGAGCAGGAAAAACAACAATATGGTGTGCTATAGCTGCTTCAATCAGTTCCGGTAAGCCTTCATTTTTAGAATATGGGAATCCTTTTGAACGAGATCCGGGTAAGGTTTTGTTCTTTTCCTCGGAGGATTCAGCAGAATATACATTAAAAGGACGTCTGCGCCGTGCCGGGGCAAAATTAAAGAATGTAGGTTACTTAGATTTAAAGGATTCGCGTTTCCCGGAGATTAAGTTTAACGCTCCCCAGTTGGAAGAAATTATTAAAAGCTATAGGCCTGCGCTGGTTATTTTTGACCCGATTCAAGGTTTTGTTCCGCCAGAGATTCAAATGGGACAACGAAACGCCATGCGGGCATGCTTAAGCCCCTTGATAGCACTTGGCGAAAAATACGGAGCAACATTTTTAATCATTGTACATACCAACAAAAAACAAGGCATGTACGGAAGAAATCGTATTGCAGACAGTGCTGATATTTGGGACATTGCAAGAAGTGTCTTGATTGCTGGCGAGACTAAGGACAAAATTCGTTATGTGTCGCAGGAAAAAAGCAATTACGGCCCATTATCTCAAACTGTTCTGTTCCGTTTGGATTCCGGAAAGATTGAGATTGAAGGGTACACGGATAAAAAAGACAGAGATTTTGTTATTGCATCACAAGCGGCTACATACCAGGCACCGGCCAGGGATACCGCAAAGGATTTTATTCTGGACTATTTAAAGGATGGCGAGAAAGAAACAGCGGATCTTGACGAAGTTATGAAAGCAATGGGGATTAGTGAGCGGACATTACAGCGAGCAAAGGCAGACTTGAAGAAAGAAAATGTAATTTCTTATTTTAGTTGTGGCTATGGCCCAGACAAAAAGCATTATTGTAAATTATCAATGTCAGAAAAGGGGACAAACCTTGGTGTAGCAAGATAAAAAATATAGTATTTATAAGGGGTTGTACTTACTCGGCCACCTTGGCGGAGTAAGCAAGCAAACACATCTTACTCGGCCACGTGGCGGAGTAAGCAGAAACCGCATAAATAAAGGGTTTGCACCGTACTAGGCCAAGTTTCTATCCCCTTTATGAAAAATATCAATAGTTAGAAAGTGAGGAAAATTAAAATGACCAAAGAAGAACTTGCAAAGCTACAGCATGAAGCAGATGTACAGAACTTTAAGGAATGGTTTTTAGAGGTCCGCTGGAAGGTTAATCTTATGGCTGAGTATGGCTATGGTACCAGGGAGGCCCTGGAAGTGTTGAAGCTTGCGGAGCTGGAAAGCATGGACGCAACACTTGGTTATGATGGTGACATTGTGAGAGTCTTGGAAGATTTAAATGACAAGATTGACGCGCTGACCGTTAAGAATGGCGAATGCTGCGCGTTGGCCATAACCGGAGAAGTGAATACATATTAAGGGCATAAAAATGCCCTGGGATGCGCCAACATCCTACAGGGCAAGTTATAGCCGAAGCCATGAACCACATAACTATATTAGCATGGATTGGCGGAAAGGGAAAGACATGAAAATGTTGAATTTACAATACCGAATTGTAGCAGCCGAAAGCGAATTGTTACCGGATCACGGTTTTATTTGTCTGGTATATGCCCCAAAGGCAGACATGATTGTACTTAATGATGACTGTTCTTCACTGGATCAGGTCGTAGAGCTTATTGCTAATTATTTGGCCCTGGATATCAAAGAGCGGGAACAGTTCCGGTCACAGCCGAACTATTCAAAACTGCGTGGGCTTATGCGTGCCCTAGATCAGGTGGCAGAGATCCGTAGCAGGAAGAAAACAGCATAGAACGGCCTTTACATAGATTTTCAAAAGATATAATCAAACTTGAGCCGCTGGCCACTGCGATAGTGTGGCATTTTACAATAAAAACCGATCGGGTAGCCTTACCAACTGCCTGGATCAGAAGGAAAGGAAATAGTTATGTTGAATAAGGAATTATTAAAAATTTATGAGGATAACTTGGAGAACCAGCCGAACATGAGTCCGGATGTACTCGCAAAATATGGAAAACTGCAGGATGCGATTGAAGAGTACATAGAGGCAGTGAGCAAGAATGTATTTTGTTGGGGCTATGAACTGGGACGGGAGGAACAAAAGCATGATAAAGATCAAAGTTTCGTATGAGCGGCCGGAAGAGCTGCGGAAGGTCCTGGAAAGACTTAAGCCATATGTGAAGAGCTGGAAAGCTTCCAGGGATCAAAAAGGGCATTTCTTAAAGGCCTATATCATAATGGAATAATTGCGACATCGCAAATAACAGGGGTTCAGATATGCATAAAACGCAGACCTAGCCCCTGTTTTATTGTATGTCTACGCCCCGGAAAACAGGCGAAAACCCTTGTAAATACTGGAAAATCCATTGCATACCCCCTGGCAATCTGGTATAATATGCATAGGCAAACGAATATAGAAGAGTACCCCAAGATCTTAACCTCTCTTTCTTCTTGGAAGCTGAAATATCAGCGCGGGAATAGGACAGGCCAGAAATGGCTTAACCTGTTCCTGCGCTTTTTTGTTTGCTCAAATAGTCTACAGGACGTAAAACTGGAGGTAAGAATAGAATGAAGATTAAAACATTCGTAGGCGGCCGGATCGCTATTGAAGGCCTTGTAAATGAGTTCTGTGATACTGTGTCAGTTGTGGACATTCAAACACACCTGGCATCTGATCAGCAGGTAATTGCAGTGGTAATTTATGAGGAGGATCATACAAATGGCAGATAAGGCATTTACTCAGGAAGAGGTAAACACTATCATTCAGGATAGGCTGGCGAAGGAGAAGGCAAAGTTTGACAAGCAGATCAGCGACATGCAGGAAGACATCAAGCGCAGAGAGAAGCGGTTAGAGGCCCGGGAGAAGCTCCAGGAAAAGGGCTTACCGGCGGAACTGATCGACCTGGTAAAACTTGACAGTGACGAAACTTTTAAATCTTCTCTGGACATTTTGGAAAACGCATATAAAACAAAGGTCCCAGAGTCAAAACCGACATCAGGAGGCGGATATTCTCCGGCAGCGGGAGCTACTCCGGATCCGGATGCGAATATTAGAAAAGCTATGGGACTCGGCTTATAAAAGGAGTTAAAAAACATGGCTATTAATTTAGTAACAAAGTATCAGCCTTATGTAGACGAAATTTTTACAAAGGAAAGTAAAAAATCACTCCTCACTAATCAGGATTATGATTGGACAGGAGCGCACACAATCAAAGTATATAAGATCACAACATCTGAAATGCAGGATTATAAGAGAAATCCGGTTGCAGGCTTTACTGGATCCCGTTATGGTGAGATAAAGGACCTTGACGCTACAACCGAAGAAATGACCTTGAAGAAAGACAGATCTTTTACTTTCGTAATCGATAAGCTGGATAATGAAGAGACAGCGGGACAGCTTGCAGCAGCTTCCGCACTGGCCAGACAGCAGAGGCAGGTAGTTATTCCGGAAGTGGACACTTATACCTATGGTGTTATGGCAACAGGAGCGGGAACAAAACCTGCAGCAGTAACCTTGACAGATGAAAATATCTATACGGAGATCTTAAAGGCAGGTACTGCGCTTGATAATGCAGATGTTCCGGAAGATAATCGCCAGCTGGTAGTGACTCCGGATGTTTACCAGCTCATGAAGCGTTGCAAGGATATTGTAATGGAAACCAACATTGGTAATGATCTAAGGATCAGAGGCGTAATTGCGAACCTGGACGGGGCGAACGTGATCAAGGTACCAGCGGCAAGGCTTCCGAAAAACTTTGGGTTTATGCTGGCTCATCCAGTTGCTACGGTTGCACCTACCAAGTTGGAGGACTACAAGATCCACCAGGATCCGCCGGGTATTTCTGGTTCTCTGGTAGAGGGCCGTATCTGTTATGACGCTTTCGTTTTAGAGAATAAGGCAAAGGCAATTTATTACCAGGCAAATAAGGCAGAAGAATAATATAAGCGCTCTGGGCTTTCAGTTGATTGTCCAGGGCGTTTTTGAAAGGATAAACAATGGATCAAGTAAAGGTAAAAGGTGGTTAGATATGGCACAGATAAGACTAAAAACGAAAACACCTACAGAAGTGAGGCGCACTTTGTCCCGTATTATGAATATGGTCGTGAATGGAGAATTAGACACGAAGACAGCGAACACTATCATTCTGGGGTGTAATGCGATTTTGTCCGCTATCCGTAAAGATGAGCAGGAAAAGCAGATAGAAGAGCTTGCGGAGCTTTTGGAGGAACTGACAAATGCGAAAATTAAATAATTTGTTAAAAAAGGCGCGGCATATGTTGCCGGAAATACTTGGTGTGTGTTTTCCATCAGATGATGATGATTTTATAAAAGCTTTGGGAGCTGATCCGGATCGTTATGCGGTAACCGGATCAGACGGAACTGTAGGCTATGACTTTATAGCGGCTTTGAATGATACAGCTGTAGAAGTATGGAAGTATTAAGGTTTGGAGGAAAAACAGTATGGAATTAATCATAAAGCTGCTTGTGATCACTGCAGGAACTTTCCTGGGCCAATGGATCGCAAGAAAGGTAGATAAATAATCAGGGAGGCAACAGGCAATGACAAATGAGCAGCTGGCGGTCAGGATCCGGGCCGGTGAGAATGTGGGTGACAATATGGCTATCCTGTATGACCAGGTAAAGGATTTTATCCATGCTATGGCTTATAAGTACCATGGTCAGGGTGAACTGGAAGATCTGGAACAGGAGGGCTTTTTAGCGCTGTATGATGCAATAGATCACTATGAAGCAGACCAGGGTGTTAAGTTCCTCACCTATGCAAGCCACTGGATCCGGCAGAGGATGCAGAAGTATATACAGAATACCGGAAGCCCTCTGCGCTTGTCTGCGGGCCGCCAGAAGGCTATTAGAAAATACCGGAAGTTCTGCACAGAGTTCCAGACAGAACAGGGCCGCAAGCCCACAGAAGCCGAATTATGCCGCTCTTTATGGCTTACCCTGGAACAGTTAAGGGAAATACAGTATGACGCCTGTATGACTGCGGTGAAGAGCCTGGACGCACCTATAAAGGGAGCAGAAGGGGAAGAAGATACCACACTGGGAGAACTGGCGGCCTCTGCCACGGATCCATGTGAGGAGCTGCTTGACCGCCTGGAACAGGAAGAACTTTGCTCTATCTTA